CATAGGTCTGTTCTCGAATTAGGTTGTCGTCATTCTCTAGGATTATGTTATGATTATATTCTGTAAGGATTGATTCCGTTAGTGACTGGGTGAATCTTTTTTGTGCAATAGTGAATGTTATTGATTCATCTACTTGTAAACCAAACTTAGACAAAAACTCTTGTTGCCCAACGAATCCGTCATACGTCTTGACATACATTTCCATTTGCAGAGCATCATCAAACTTAGTTAGAGTGTCTTCAGTGTACAAGTAATCTAAATTGATGTGTGTTCTTGGCAAGTAATATGTGTCAATACCATAGATACGGATGGCTTCTATGATTAAATCTTCTACAAGAGACTGTTCTTTTTTTATCTCTGTGTATTGATTATAAAATGCATTGCGAGCCATATTATCCTACCATATCGCTGACTGGCAAAGAATATGAGGAATTCATTTCTTCTTCCAATCTAGCCAGCTCTTCAGAAGCTTCATCCCAGATCTTCTGCCCGTTGAAGACTACTCCGCCAGGCATTTGGATTCCTTCAAACTTCTTAAGGTTTTCTCCCCATTGTTTTTTGATTTGTGCAGTTCCATAACGCTTCAACCATCGGTCATTCCACACATCAGTGTAAGTTTCTGGGTCGAGTATTTCGTAACACTCTAAAATGATATGCTCGCCAACATTGAGTCTTGCAGTCCAGTCGGTATCGATATAAATTTTATCTGTGTGGCGGTTGAATCTTAGCCCTTGTTGCCCTACAAAAATCTCCTCCATCAGTGAGATATTCTGCATTGCCATATAGTATGATGCCACAGGACCGTAGTTGAATGCGAAAGCATCATTCAGAGACATCTGGTATCGAATATTAAACATATTGTTTACTGAAAACGCACCACCGATAGGAAGAATGTTGGTTATTCCAATGATGTTTTCTGCTATGGGTAGATATTTATTATCAATATCTTCTTGCGTGATTGCATGAGATAGGTATATTTTACGTGTGCCGTCAAAGTGATAGTCGTGATAATACTCTAAGGATACCTCAACACAGTCTTCGACCTGTTCGTCAGCCACATTTATCTCTAATAAAGGTGCGCCGAGTCTCCTCAGACAAAATTCTTTGAATTCTTCTCTTGTTGCAGGTTTGCTAATACTCATTGTTTTCCCATATTACATTAGAGTTTATCCTCTATTTATAATATGAGAAAACTTGAGATTGACTATCTGTGCCTACCGGCCGTCGGCCGTATGGTTATGCTGTTGTGTATGTTACTCTCCCAGCTCCGGCCGAGTATCAGGGAATGAATCTGTAGAGGGCCAATTCCTTAGTGCTTCCCGATAGGTCATGTACGCAGCACGTTGTGGGTGGTCAGTCAAAGGCACAATGTAGTCAGTAGAGGATAGTTCTGAATCTCTCCACTGACGAGCAGTTTCTTCTGCTGGGATACTAAAATATGTACCTGTTTCGAAAGCAAAGTCGTCCATAAGTTTTCTGTATGGTTGACCATCTGTTGGGTCTTGAGTAACCCAAACACCATCGACTAAAGTTTGTGTAATAATCATGCGGGTTCTCCTATGTAATAATACAGCGCCGTGTCCGCATCTTCAGTACTCGCATCACTTCTGTAAAAAGAAAATGATTTACATATAATCGGAGTATCTTCTCTGTTTAGTTTGCCGTAGGTATTGGAGTTATAAGCACCATTCGCGGCGTAATAGATGCCCGTTTGTATAGAGTTACCATCAACCCTTACTCCTGTGCTGAGTGCATTATTGCTCGAGGTTGTTGATTCGTATCTGTAGACAATAAGATATTTACCTTCGGGGGCCCTAATTGTAAGCACATCCAATCCCACCGTCGCTGCATTTACTGTGCTAAAAGATACACTGGCGGTATTATTACTTAGCAACTTAAGATAACTAAAAGCAGGAGCATCTGCACCTTCGACATCTAAGGGAAAGTATTGGTCTTGCTTGAATAAATACTTAGAGGAAGGCAATGTTGCTTTCGATGTTATACCATCTTTAAGCACGATATTAACAGTTTCCCCTTCCGTAGCGTCTGCTAGTATTATAGCATTGGTTTCTCTTGTATAATTTAGGCTTGTATCAAACTTGTAACCGCGGACTGAGTCAAAAACCCCATAGTTATTGTTATCAACAAAGTAGTAAACATTAGTAGTAGGGTCAACATATATGGTCCGACCGTTTTCATGAGAAGTAACACTCTGTACGCCTGAAATTAACTCTGAAGTATTATTTGTTAAATCAAATTTTATAGCATAGTCATAGTAGGCGAGATAGGCATTGTCCACCGCCGCTTGTGGTGAGTATAAGTAGTTGTTCGTTGGGTCATAGTGGGTGGGAAAATTATCATTATTAGACCAGTTATAGGGGTTTAATACAGTACCATCTGATGTAGATGGCATCGGTAAAGTTTGTTTGCTCTGTACGTCTGTAAATGTAGTCCCGCTAGTATAGGAAAACTCTTGGTGATTTATAAGCGTGTAGTTTAGCGACCGGACAGCTACAAAGTTGCCCGGACTTTTTTCAAAATACCGTGTGTACAGTGGAGATAAATCTGAACTCAGCCCATTTACAGCATAAGCCTCGGAAACAGGAGAAGAAAACGAATGTGAACCGTCTGCGGCTATAGTTAATACTCTGATTAATAAACCTGAGCCTGAAATTGTGCCGTTTATAGTTAAAAAAGTTCCGGCTGCATCATTTATTTTCCCAAGTAACATCCCTGAAACATATTGGCTCGCGAGGTCTGAGGTGGTTACTGTTGTCCCTGTTGCATAGTTTGAAGCGAGAGAGGTTGTTCCGGTTTTAATTTCTATCCCAGTTGCTTCAGTGCTATTTTTTATATAGGACTGTACCCAAACTGTTCCCCCTCTTGCAAGTCTAAGATGGTTTTTAGAAGATTCTGCCATGGAGGTACCATAGTCAGTACCACTGGCAGCCGTCGACTCATATGTTAGATTCGTAATAACACCAGTAGCTTTAGCAATACTTACTGTGCCTCTAACAACTCTAAAAAGGCTGTTAACGTCAGTCGATTGAGTTTGATACCCCATATAGTAATACGTAGCATCTTCATCAAGAAGATAGTATCTAAAGTTTGTGTTCCACTCATGTATCCAAGAAGGATTCGTAAAGGCGAATCCTGCAAGGGTAGCCCCATTATCTAGAGAGGTAACCATGTGACTACCAAGACTTGAGCTGTTAATACTAATTGAAAAGATAGTAATACCATTCGGGAGTATTGTGTCGCCGTACTGTATTGCAAGAGCGAGGCCGCCAACGTTACTGGGGTTATTTGCACTTGTATTTAATGATTCCCCATATACATTGACGTATGGGTTTGATGAAGGTAATAACGGGTCTGGGTATATATTCCCAGTAGAACTGAGGGTCAGAGACTGTCCTGCTGTTACTGGCGCATATACAACCGCTGTAGAAGGAGTATAAGAATTGGCTCCACCACCACCTGCGAAATCTGTAAAATTACTCATGTTATTACCCACCCTTGCGTTGCGTCTGTATATATGAATTGAATTGATAGGTAAGCGACATCCATTGTGAGGTCGGTCGCACTGCTCATTATGTTACTACCGTTTCTACCCACCACTGTGTCAATAAAGTTGCCCACCGTAATCAAGACTCTTTGCCCTATGGTCGGTGATGCAGGAAGCGTAATAGTCTGTGTAGCCGCACTGACATAAACGTGCGTGTTGGCAGTAGCCGTAATAGAAGTAGCCGTAACAACAGTTGCCACGGTTAATGCTGCAAACCCGTCGACAATTAAGTTGCCCGTGACATCTGCACCGTTACCATCGGAGGTAAGTGTGCTACCTAATAACGATAAATCTTGAGTGTTACTCATTACTGTTCCTGTTTTTGAGAATCATATCCAATTCTATTTAGTGTTACTCTGCTGCTTGGTGCGCATCCCACGCTGCTTTTACTCCATCTGTCCATACTGCGGCAGCAATTGCTTGTACTTCAGCAGATTGACTGCTAACATCATCGCTGGGTGACAATACGTGCCGATGAAAACTGCTTGAGATTACAGCACCGTCTTCAACGATCTGTGTGGCGGTTCGCACCTGAATGTGTTTAAAATCGCCAACAATCTCGATTTTGTCTTCAACTGTTCTTTTTTCTAAAGCCATTGTGTTTCTCCTGTCTGTGCCTAGAATCCACTAGGCATATGGTTGTTATAATGTGTTGTTTCCGTGATTTTAGTATTTATATCTTATGATTTTAGTTACGCCAGAATTGTTTTAGTTTATCCATCTTATTCTCCTAGTACTGGGCGAATGTTTGGGAAGTCTGAAGTAGACGGCCAGTCGCGCAGTGCTTGGCGGTACGTCAGGATGTTGTCACGATTAGGCCAGTCTGGAGTTTGTGCGGCTTTGTCGGTAGACTCTAGTTCCGAGTCTCTCCACTGCCTTTCACCAACCTCTACTGGTAAAGGGCTTGTTTCAAAAACAACCTCTTCGTATCTACCAGAGTGATGTTCTTCAACAAACTCAGAGGAAGCGACGATTCGGGTAATTTCTTCATTGTTTTCGTTTTTAATAGCATAAATAGTCATTTTATTCTCCTTAAATAAACATAATGATGCACATGCCATCTCCGCCCGCTGCCCACTCGCGGCCGGTTGCGCTGGTCATTCCGCTAAATCGTCCGGTATAAGCGCCACCGCCACCACCGCCCAGCCCCCCAGCACCAGCACGTATCGTCCCGGCCCCGGCGTAATCTACACCAGAGACTATACTGACTGCCCCACCTCCACCAAAAGAACCGCCGCTACCGCCGACCCAATATTTGTTGACGCTCCCGGCAATGTTATTTTGGGTGACAGATCCACCACCACCGCCGAACGCTCCAACTTGGCCGACACCTATATCATTAGAACTTAGAATATAAGAGTTACCTCCCAAACCTTGAGCATCTAAGATTGAGATTGTAGGACTGCCTGTGGGGCCGCCAGAAGTATAGGGTGGCCTAGAATTCACAGTACCAATAGATGTGGTGAAATCAGTTGCACCTGACTGTGTAGCACTTCCACCACCGCTTGCGTAATAGCGACTGACGGTGGAGCTACTTAAATTTAGTACATCGCCTCCATTACCCCCAATACCTGCACCTCCGGTAGTAGCCATTAAATCGAAATTGCCAACACCAGTACCTACAAAACTTATATTGCCTCCACGATACCCACTACCATAAACTGCCACAGCGCCGCCGCCGGTTCCTACAGCGTTATAAAAATTTCCAGATGCTCTTGTGATAGAGCCTCCTGCGCCCCCCGTATAGTTAAGGGTTCCTCCAGAGGCTGTTCCACCCGTCCCTCCTGCTACGCTATAGGCGCTGTTATTTTGTCCAGCGTGAAACTGTCCCCCTCCACCTCCGTTAGCCACCATATTTACCGATACAGCCGCTGAAGCCGTCACAAAAGAAGAAGCGCTCCCATTATTACCTACTCTATTACCTGTTAAACTATTAACCGCTATTGCACTTGAACCTCCTGAGCCTATAGTTACGACGAAGGTTTCTCCCGCAGTTACCTCAAATATCTTTTCACTATATCCTCCGGCGCCTCCTCCAGTGGCATCGCCAACATTTTGAGTCGGGGTAGGACTAATATTATCATTTGAAGCTAGTAAAGCTCCCTGCCCTCCACCACCAGTGAGAATGACTTTTATCCTGCCTGTTAGGGGTGATGTCCATGTCTTTGACTCTCCAATAACAAACTGCGTATATGGAAGAGGGCTTGACTCCCCACCACCTAATTTAATAGCCATTTATAACTCCTTCCATCCGATAGTGCCGTCTACATATACTAGCGTTGCCGCTGCATCTGTAATCAGTTCACCATCGTCTGCTGTTGAATTGATATTTGAACCGTTGCGAGCTACAGTTACTGTACCTGCTCCGACGTTCTTAATGAATACTACGTTGCCTGCTGCGGGGTTTGAAGGCAAAGTAATGGTTACTGCGCTTGCAGAGTTTACAATTAGTTGGTCTTGCGTGGCTGCTGTGTAGTTTCCAGTTTTAATTGCAAAGCCGTTAATCGCTTTGAACTTTTCCAGAGAAACCCCTTCAGCAATACTCAGTCGTTCGCCGATGTTTACTGTTGGTTTTGTTATCTTAATTGCCATCGAAAATCTCCTATTGCTCTGCGATCATTTGATTGCGAGCACTGATCGTAGTGGCCACCGCATCTGTTGTGTTGTCTACTCTACGCAAACCCTGAAAAACACTTCTTCCTTGACTTGTTCCCGCATGAAGTAGTTCAGTTTTTTCGTCGTATGCGAGTGCTTTGACTGCATCTGAAGTTCCGTAGAGTGTTGCTTGTGCGTTATCTTGAAAGAGATGCTTCTCATCGTTGTACATTTTTGCGATTTGTTCAGCGGTTGGGGATGTCTGAGTGTGTCGGATTAATGCAAGACTACCTAAATGATGATAGTCTCTATCCTCGCCTGTAGTAGTGTAATGACCTACATTTACTCGGTCAACCGACGAAAAATCCACTGCGGTTACGGTTTCTGTGCCTCTTAAAACACCATCAACATATATCGACTTGGTTGTTCCGTCAAGCACACCCACCACTTGATGCCACTGCCCATCGTCTATCCGAACCCCGCTTTGTAAAGCGCCATTTGTAGTGTCAAATAGATATGGGCAACCCAAATTGCCCGCCGCTGTTTGGTTTATTGATAGCCCTATCACGGTTGCATTAGTAGTGTCGTATAAACTAGTCGCATAAGAGTATGTCGATATATCTGTAATTTTTTGCCAAGTTATGAGACATATCGTTGCTGCACTTCCGTAGTTAATAACATTGTCGCGCTGTTGCAAATAATTGTTGGCACTAAACCCACTATACGCTACCAGATCAGCACCCGTTGCTACAGCCGTCTTGGTGACTGTGCCGAATACTTGGAGCCCGTTGCCGTTCACGCTGCGGTCTGGTTCTGCTAGGCGTACTGATACGTCATCAAACTCTGTTGCTTGTTGACTGCCGCCTCCTACTACCAACCAAATATATGTAGTGGTCGCAGTCGCCACAAAAGTTATGTTATGAACACCAGCGCCCATATTAATTTTATTCGCAAGGCTTGTAGTTGTTATGTCATTAATATTACTGCTGACAGCCGCAATCAACCTAGATAGTGAACCAGTATCAGACAACACTTTAACTTGAGCGACATATGATTTGCCTACAACAGTGGTAATTGAGTCATATACGCCACCATTCACAACTGAGTCTGGTGTGATTGTTAGTTTATTAGAACCTGAAGATATAATAGCCTGTGCCGCAACCCACGGAGATGTTCCTGAAGTAAAGTTAGTGTTTGTCAAAATTTCAACACCAACAGCATTCGTAGCATCAGTATCCGAAAGGGTGGCTAACTTGATGTCACCGTTCATCCAGCCTGTGTTGTAGTCGGAGGTTATGTAGGCTACTGAGCCTTTGGATGGAGTTGTTCTGTTTTCCTTAATTAAGTTAAGACCACCAGTAGCACCAATTGCCCTAAAATCTCCATCAGCTTCTATTCCTTTTATTGCAGAACTCGAATCAACTCCAACTAACGTCAGACTATCTACCCATCCAGCCTCAGTACCAATATAATATAAAGGTTCAGTAACACCAGATCCTGTAAAGCTATAAGCTATATCTGCACTAGGAATAGGCACTACTCGTACATAAGGGTAATTCTGTGAACTATTTGCATTAGAAAACACAACATCATTACCTGAGAATTTAACATTGTGCATAATATTATAAGTAACATTATTTACTGTAATATCAACAACAGTCCCATCATCCTTAATAACACTCACACCACCATCAGTCGCTACAGCAATAGTCGGCACAGGTAACCCCGTAGCGGAATCAATTGGTGCACTGGGAAGAACTGTCATTGCGACATCG